AATACTCCGGATCATGACGTCTTTGACCCCCATGGAGAGTTAATAGATATAGGAGTTATAGACAGTTGGCAAAATGAGGCTGACGGTTTAAAAAACGATCAAGACGCATTAAACGAGTTTTATAGACAATTCCCAAGAACTACAGAGCACGCGTTTAGAGATGAAACAAAAAACAGTATATTTAACTTAGTAAAAATATACGAACAAATAGATTACAATGATGAAATGTCTAATACATTAGGTATTACAAAAGGTAATTTTCAGTGGGTTAATGGTAAAAAAGATTCTCAAGTAATATTTTATCCAAATCCACAGGGTAGGTTTAAGGTTAGTTGGGTACCACCTCAACATTTGCAGAATAAAGTTGTATTAAAAAATGGTATTAAGTGGCCTGGTAACGAGCATATGGGTGCGTTTGGTTGTGATAGTTATGACATATCAGGTACTGTTGATGGTGTTGGGTCTAAAGGTGCTTTGCACGGCTTAACTAAGTTTAGCATGGAAGAAGTACCGTCTAACATGATGTTTTTGGAATATCTAGCAAGACCACAAACTGCGGAAATATTTTTTGAAGACGTATTAATGGCATGTGTATTTTATGGAATGCCAATACTTGCTGAAAATAACAAACCAAGATTATTATATTATTTAAGACGTAGAGGTTATAGAGGTTTTAGTATGAATAGACCTGATAAAGTTTGGAATAAACTATCTACGGCTGAAAAAGAAGTTGGTGGAATACCAAATTCAAGTGAAGACATAAAACAAGCTCATGCTGCGGCAATTGAAATGTATATTCAAGACCATGTAGGTTTAAAACAAGATGGTAACTATGGTAATATGTATTTTAACGATTTATTAAATGATTGGGCAAGATTTGACATAAATAAAAGAACAAAGTTTGATGCTGCAATAAGTTCTGGTTTAGCTATAATGGCTTGTAATAGACATTTATATAGGCCAAACGCTAAAATAGAAAAACCACAATTAAGTATAAATATTGCTAAATACAAAAATACAGGTAGCATTTCTAAATTAATAAAATAAATATGTATAAAAAATTTATAAAAAATTATTTTCCTAGTCAAGTTGTTAGTGATAGTGAAAAATCTAGTATGGACTATGGCCTTGAGGTTGCAAAAGCAATCGAAAGTGAGTGGTTCCATAATGACAAGGGCCATAATAAATACATAAAAAATAGAAACAGTTTTCATTCATTAAGATTATACGCTAGAGGAGAGCAATCAATACAAAAGTACAAGGATGAGTTATCTATAAACGGTGATTTGTCCTATCTTAATTTAGACTGGAAACCAGTGCCTATTATTCCTAAGTTTGTAGATATAGTAGTTAACGGTATTGCTGAAAGAACTTTTGATATAAAAGCATACTCACAAGATCCTTTTGGTGTTGGTAAGAGAACCGAATATATGGAGTCAATGCTCGCGGACATAAGAACAACTGATCTTGCTAATTTTGCCGAACAAAATCTAGGTATAAATATTAGAGAAAATGACGTAAGAGATTTACCAGAAACTGAAGAAGAACTAAGTTTACACATGCAGTTGACTTATAAGCAGTCTATAGAACTTGCTGAAGAACAAGCTCTAAATGTTTTAATGGATGGTAATAGATATGAGTTAACGAAGAAAAGATTTTATTACGATATTACTACAATAGGTATTGGTGCTGTAAAAACAAATTTTAATACTTCTCAAGGTGTTACTGTAGAGTATGTTGATCCGGTTAACTTAATTTATTCTTATACAGACTCTCCTTATTTTGACGATATATACTATGTGGGAGAGGTTAAAACTATACCTTTTAACGAATTAATAAAACAATTTCCTAATCTAACGTCGGCTGAATTAGAAGAAATACATAAAAACAGTAATAGAAGAACAACGTCTATACATAACCAAACTTCTTATTCAGACGAAGAAACTGACCAAAACAAAGTTGATGTTTTATATTTTAATTACAAAACTTATAATAGTGAAACTTATAAATTAAAAAATAAAAAAGATGGTGGTCAAAAAGCTATAGAAAAAGATGATAAGTTTAATCCGCCAAAAGATGCTGAAGATTTTAGTAAATTATCAAGAAAAATAGAGGTTGTTTATGAAGGCGCTACAATACTAGGTGCTAACAAAATGCTTAAGTGGGAATTAGCTAAAAACATGTTACGACCAAAGAGTGATCATACTAAAGTAAAAATGAATTACGCAATAGTTGCCCCGCGTATGTATAAAGGTCGTATAGAATCTTTGGTTGGTAGAGTTACTGGTTTTGCCGACATGATACAATTAACACATTTAAAGTTACAACAAGTAATGTCACGTATGGTGCCAGATGGTATTTATTTAGATGCTGACGGGCTTGCTGAAATAGATTTAGGTAATGGTACAAACTATAATCCACAAGAAGCATTAAACATGTTCTTCCAAACAGGTAGTATTATTGGAAGATCGTTTACTTCAGACGGTGATATGAATCCTGGCAAAGTACCTATACAAGAAATAACAAGTGGTAATGGTGGTGCTAAAATGCAAAGTTTAATACAAACTTATAACTATTATATGCAAATGATTAGAGATGCTACCGGTCTTAACGAGGCTAGAGATGGTAGTATGCCAGATAAAAATGCTTTAGTAGGAGTGCAAAAATTAGCGGCTGCAAATAGTAACACAGCAACAAGACACATATTACAAGCTGGTTTATTTTTAACTCAAGAAGTTGCTGAAGCAATATCATTAAGAATTTCTGATATTGTAGAGTATTCTCCAACAAAAGATGCTTTTATACAACAAATAGGCGCTCACAACGTGGCTACGTTAGAAGAAATTAAAGACTTACATTTATATGATTTTGGTATATTTTTAGAATTACAACCAGATGAAGAAGAAAAACAAATGTTAGAAAACAATATTCAAGTTGCTTTGTCAAAAGAAAATATAGAGCTTGAAGATGCTATTGATCTTAGAGAAATTAAAAACATAAAACTTGCAAATCAACTACTTAAAATACGTAGAAAGAAAAAGCAAGACAAAGACCAACAAAGACAACAGCAAAATATCCAAGCACAATCTCAAGCCAACCAACAAGCTCAACAAGCAGCCGCTCAATCAGAGATACAAAAAAACCAAGCAAACATGGAGATGGAAATACAGTTAGAACAAATGAAATCTCAACTAGAATCTCAAAGACAAGCTGAAGAAGTTAAATATAAAAAAGAATTAATGGAGGTTGAATTTAATTATAACCTAAAATTAAAACAAATGGAGGCAGAGGCTGTTCGAGCAAAAGAAACTGAAAAAGAAGATCGTAAAGATCAAAGAACAAAAATTCAAGCTACTCAACAATCAGAAATGATAGATCAAAGAAATAATGGAAAACCACCTAAAAACTTTGAATCTGCAGGTAATGATATATTAGGAGGGGGTTTTGATTTAAGTTCATTTGATCCTCGATAAATTATTATTAATTATTATATTATATTATGGAAGAAAACGTAGAAAACGTAGTTGAAGAAACTACACAACCAACTGAACAAAAAGTTGATGAAAGTAAATTTAAAAGCGCCGGAGATGACAATGTTATCAAGGTTGACTTAAGTAAAACCCCAAACCCAGAAGAAAATGAAACTAAAGAAAACAGTGTTGACAACAGCGGAGTGGCTGCAGAGCCTGATAACACCAAGCCCGCAGAAGAACAAGAAAAAGTACAACCGGAAGTTGAAACACAAGAAACTCCAGTATTAGAAGAAATTACTGAAGAAATTACTGAAGAAATAAAAGAAAAAACAGAAGAATTAGCTGGAGAAATAATTGAAGCTAAAGAAACTGGAAAAGCTATACCAGAAGGATTACAAAAAGTAATAGACTTTATGGAAGATACTGGTGGTAGTTTGGAAGATTATGTAAGACTTAATCAAGACTATGCAAATTATGATGATCTTGCTGTATTGAGAGAGTATTACAAACAAACAAAATCTCACTTAACACATGATGAAATAGAATTTTTAATAGAAGATAATTTTCATTATAACGAAGAATTAGAAGAAGAAAGAGACGTGAGAAAAAAGAAAATAGCGCTTAAAGAGCAAGTTGCCAGCGCTAAAGCCCATTTGGACGGGCAAAAGTCCAAATACTATGAAGAAATTAAAGCTGGATCAAAGCTTACAAAAGAGCAACAGAAAGCTATAAATTTCTTTAATAGATACAACAAAGAGTCGGAAGAAAATAACAAGATAGTAGAAAAACAAACTAATACTTTTTTAAACAAAACAAATGAGGTATTTAAAGACTTTAAAGGCTTTGAATATAATGTTGGTGATAAAAAGTATAGATTTAACGTTAAAGATGTTAATAAAGTAAAAGAAAGTCAAAGCGATATTAATAATTTTGTCAAGAAGTTCTTGAATAAAAACAATGAAATGTCAGATGCTAATGGTTATCATAAATCTTTATTTACGGCTATGAACTCAGATGCTATTGCTAATCACTTTTATGAACAAGGAAAGGCTGATGCATTAAAAGAAACTATAGCTAAATCTAAAAATGTTAGTATGGATCCTAGACAAGCGTTAACAAACGAAAACACTAGTGGTCCTAAAGTTAGAATACTTGAAAATAATGATCTACCAACTTTTAAAATAAAAAACAAATTTAAAAAATAATTTAAAAATAAATAAAAATGGCAATTACAAGTTTTAATGGGAGTACTCCAGGAATGGCAGGGGCTCCCGTACAAATGGCGCTTGCAAGCAACTATATCGACTTTACTGCGAATGGTTTTGGATGGGCGCAACAATTCGTTCCAGATCTTATAGAACAAGAAGCAGAAGTTTACGGTAAACGTACAATCTCTGGTTTTCTTGCGCAAGTAGGAGCTGAAGAAGCTATGTCTGCTGACCAAGTTATTTGGGCTGAGCAAGGTAGACTACATTTAGCTTATGATGGTGTTATAGCAGGTACTGCATCAAATGGTCAAATAACTATTGAGAAAGACGCTGATGGTACTGCTCAAACAGATACACATGGTATTAGACTAGGTGATACTGTATTAGTAGCTAGTTCAACTACTACTATGAGAGGTTATGTTTCACTTGCTAATGCAAGTTCTGCAACTATTACAGTTTTACCTTATGGAGCTGCTAACTTATCAACTTACTTTGGTAATACTGATGATGTTAGAATTTTAGTTTATGGTTCTGAAGTAGCAAAAGGTTCTTCTAAAAGAGCTAGAGCTAACAAGCCACAGCACAAATCTTTAACTAACAAGCCTGTTATATTAAGAGACTTTTACAATATCTCTGGATCTGATGCGGCTCAAATTGGGTGGGTTGAAGTTTCTGGTGAAGAAGGACAAACTGGTTACTACTGGTATGTTAAAGCTGAAGCTGAAACAAGGTCAAGATTTGCTGATCAATTAGAGATGACTATGTTAGAAGCTCAAATAGCTGACAATGCGGGTGGTTCTATTGTTGATCAAACTATAGGTACAGCTGATGATTCAGTTGGTACTCAAGGTTTATTTGACGCTATAACTAAAAGAGGTCACGTTACTACTGGTGTTACTGGTGTTAACGCTGCTACTGATTTAGCTGAATTTGATGCTATCTTAGCTAAATTTG